AAGTCGATGCTAAAGATTCAGAAGAATATCGTAAGAGAGTCGATTTCCTGTATGATTTCTTAAACAAGAACGGACTTAAAGTGGATAAGGCCAACAGAAACCCTTCAAGATTGTCACGTTTACCTGGAGTGATTAGAAATGGTGTCATGCAAACTTTAGTCGATACAGATATAGGTAGAAAAGACTGGAATGAATGGTTAGACTTTGTTGAAGGTAACGCTGATGAACTTCCAAGTGTTGATTCACTGGATGATGCGTTAGCAAATCTACCACCACTTGCACCTGAACTTATCGAAGGTGTTGTAAGGGTTGGACACAAGATGCTTATATCAGGATCATCTAAAGCTGGTAAAAGTTTCTTACTCATGGAACTAGCTATCATGCTATCAGAAGGTATGAAATGGCTAGGTTTTCAGTGTAAAAAGTCAAAAGTGTTTTATGTGAATTTGGAAATAGATCGCGCTAGCTGTTTACATCGTTTTGATGAAATCTATAAAGCACTTAAATTTAAACCCAAGAACAGTTCAAATATTAAAATATGGAACCTGCGTGGACGTGCAATGCCACTAGATAAACTAGTACCTAAACTCATTCGTAAAGTAAAAAATCAAGGCTTTGATGCCATTATTATTGATCCGATTTATAAAGTGATTACTGGTGATGAAAACAATGCAAGTGAAATGGGGGCATTCTCTAATGAATTCGATAAGATATGCAATGAAACAGGTTGTGCAGCTATCTACTCACATCATCATTCGAAAGGGGCTCAAGGCTTCAAAAGAGCAATGGATAGAGCAAGTGGTTCTGGTGTATTTGCACGTGATCCAGATGCACAACTCGATATGATTCAACTTGAAGCTAGTGAAGAGTTTATGTTACAAAACGCAGATAATCCACATTCTACAGCTTGGCGATTAGAGAGTAGTCTTCGTGAATTTCCTAACTTTAAACCAGTGAATTTTTGGTTTGAATATCCAATTCATCGTGTAGATGATAAAGGAACACTTCAAAAGGTTTATGCTACTGGAGATCCAAAAGCAAATCTAGAAAAAAGTGGCAAAAGAAGTCAAACATCCGAATCTAGGAAAGACGAATTTGATACAGCATTTGATCTAAATGTAAATGATGAAGGTGAATGTAAACTTTCTGAATTATCTGAATATTTAGGATTAACTGATCGAACAATACGAAAAAGAATAAAAGAATTTGGTGATGAATATACAATTTCAAACAGTGTAATCACTAGAAATGAACAAGAGTGAATAAAGGGAAAAATTCACAATTCACACCAAAAAGCAGTGAAGTGAATAAAGGGTAAAAACTCCTATATTCCAGAGTGAAGAAAATCGTGAATATAGGGCTTATATATAGTTGTTCATTCACAACCGCTGACGCGTCGTTTGTAGGATAGGGCTTGAGAGCCTGCCCTATCCCAAACAACCGCATCAACGTCAGCACTACCTTTCTTCACTTAAAAAATTAAAGAAACGGAGGAAAACTATGAAAATATTTCTCTTACTTGATCCGCCAACGATCACAGCACAGCAGCATAAAGTAACACTCGTTAAAAACAAGCCTGTGTTTTATAAACCAGAAAAACTCAAACAAGCAAGATCTGTAATCATAAAACACCTCAAACCATTTAAACCAAAACAGCCCATTGAAGGTCCGATTAAACTTAATGTTATATGGAGATTTCCTAGAGGTAGAAAAAATAAGCATTTTGAATGGCGAGTAACTAAACCAGATACCGACAACCTTCAAAAGATGCTAAAAGATTGCATGACAGATGTGGGATTTTGGATAGATGATGCGCAGGTGGTCGTTGAGCATGTTGAAAAGATATGGTCAGATGATCCAACAGGGATTGCTATTGAAATAAACATACTTGATAAATATAAGGATGATGCAAGATGAATGCTAAAGAATACTTGAGTCGCTATCACGAAACAGAAATCAAGATAAATAAACTTCAACAAATCGTTGATGAGTATATTCGTCTTGCAAACTCAATACCTGGTATTAATTTTGATGCAATTCGTGTTGATGGAACAAAAAGTTTACAAGCTCCTTTTGAAAAATGGATTCTAAGAGCGCTTAATGATGAAGCTGTTATCTCTGAATTAAAAAGAAAACTACCAATCATCAAAGGTGAAATTATCGCAGCAATTGATGAACTAGAAGACAAAGAACTTAGAAAACTATTAATCTATCGATATTTAGATTGGAGTAGTTGGCAAGAAATGGCAGATAAAATGTTTGTCTCTATTTCTACTCTAAAAAGGTGGCATAAAGAGGCTTTGTTAGGAATTAAAATTATGGACCATGATGGACCGCAATGAACCATTGTGAATTTGTCAAGGGTGTGTTATAGTTATAATGAGCAAAGCTATAAACAACAGGGAATACTGGCTTTAAAACCAGCCTAGAAACATTCAAGAATTCAGAAATGAGTTCTTTTTTGTTTTTGCAGAGATACTTGTAGTATTCCAACTGGTGAAAGATTACAGTTTTATGTAAACAGTTGGAGTGATTTAGAATGAAAGGAAAAATGCTTGATTATTATGAGCGATGGGAAGAATCTGGTCATCTAGATACAAAACTTAAAGCGATATCTGAAATGGTATCAAAGCGTGCAACTCAAAGACAGATTGCAGAGTATCTAGGAATTACAGAAAAAACGATCATCAAGTTAAGGAAAGCACATCAGAAGTTCAATGATGCATTCCAGTATGGTGATGAAGAACTTAAACACAAGTTGCTTGATGCCATGTATCAGCGTGCGGTCGGTTTTGAATATGAGGAAACACAAACGATCATTGAAGAAACAAAAACCGGTACGAAGAAGCGTATTACAAAATATAAGAAGCGATCACTACCGGACGTTCAAGCGATTAAGTATTTGCTCATTACGAAGTTTGGTATTGAATATAATGAAAAGAAAGCTGAAATAGAACTTATGCAAAAACGTCTAGAGAATGGCGAGGAGAAATGGATCAATGAATATCGTGATGAAGTACGTCTCGGAACTCCAAGAGTACGACAACAATCCAAGAAACAATGAAGCTGCAATCAACGCAGTGGCTAACTCAATAAAGGAGTTCGGGTTTAAAGTTCCAATCGTCATTACAAGTGACAACGTGATTATTGCTGGACATACGCGCTTAAAAGCCTCTGTGTCACTTGGTTTAACAGAAGTGCCATGTATCATCGCAGATGACCTAAACGAGGAACAAATCAAAGCATTTCGCTTAGCAGATAACAAAACAGCTGAGCTTGCTTCGTGGGATTTATCAAAACTCGAGAGTGAACTGGCAGATATCAATATGGATATGCTTCAGTTTGGATTTGAAGAAATGGAAGAACTTATTCCAGATAATGCTGCAGATGATGATTTCGATATTGATGATGAAATCCCAGAAGTACCATTCTCACAACCTGGAGACATATACGAACTAGGACCTCATCGATTAATGTGTGGTGATTCAACAGATGCATCTCAAGTCACTGCATTACTTGATGGTAACAAAATAGATATGTTGTTTACCGATCCGCCTTACAATGTTGATTATGAAGGTACAGCTGGTAAAATCAAAAACGATAAGATGGAAGATGATACCTTCTATCTTTTTTTATACAGTGCATTTCAAAATATGTTCGAGCATACAAAACCAGGTGGTGCTATTTATGTGTGTCACGCTGATACAGAAGGACTCAACTTCAGAAATGCATTTAAAAACTCAGGCTTTAAGTTAGCTGAATGTTTAATCTGGGTTAAAAATGCACTAGTACTTGGTAGACAAGATTATCACTGGAGACATGAGCCCATTCTTTATGGATGGAAAGAAGGTGCTGCCCATTACTTTGTTGATGACAGAACGCAAGATACCATCTGGGAATATAACAAACCAAAGAAAAATGAAGAGCATCCAACGATGAAACCTTTAGAATTAGTTGGTAAAGCCATCAGCAATTCATCAAGACGTCATGAATCGGTATTAGATTTATTTGGTGGTTCTGGTTCAACGATGATAGCAGCTGATCAACTTGATCGCAAATCATATCTGATGGAACTTGATGAAAAATTTGTTGATGTTATCATTAAACGCTATATCAAACATAAAAACTCAAATGAAGGCTGTTATTTGATACGTGATGGAAAAAGGTCTCCTCTTAGCGATTTTGAATACTTTGAAAATAAGTCACTATAGTGAAAATTATACTTGCTATTTAGTGCCTTTAGAGTGATATATGTAGTAACCAAAAAATTATAAGGAGACTACAAATTATGGAAAAACAAGTAAATTTAGCAACATGGATTAGAAAATTCAATGATGGTGATTTCGATTCAAGGGACGTACAAACCCAAATTGAAGCAGGATGGTTTGATTGGTTTTGCAAAGATACAAGTCTTGCTAACAAAACAAAACGTATGGGCAACATCATTAAGCAAATCAAAGTTGCTGGAAAAGTCGATCTTGAGACAAGCTATGTATGGTTCAAGAATAACTGCCCACTTAATGGTCCACCATTTGATGATTTTAGAATTGCAGATATGGAAACAAATAACAATCTATTCGTAGTTCAGATTGATTGTGCATGGAACGATACAAAATACACAGTCTACGAAAGACTCGATGGATTCGAAAAACCAGTATTCAAAAGCGACTCTTCAAGAGAACTTGTGAAGTGGTTCAACAAAGGGTGGAACAAATAATGTTTACGGAATATAATGCCCATCCAAAAGGAATCAAAACTTCCGATTGTGTTGTAAGAGCAATCAGCACAGCATTGAATAAAGAATACATGGAATGTAGACGTGAGTTGAATCAGCTCAAACGAGATTGGAATTTTACGAGCTACAAAGATACTGAGTTTTTATATAAATACTTCGAAGGTAAACCAAGATTGATATTTAAAGCAGTCAAAGGGCAACCTAGAATCAAGGGTTCTGATTTCACCGAACTCCACCCAGAAGGAACATTCGTTCTTAAGATGGCTGGACACGTCACCGTATGTAAAGATGGCGTTATCCTGGATACATGGGATTGTACATATCGATCAGTTTATACTGCATGGGTTATTTCATAAAACTAAGTAGTAATTTCATGATATAATTTTTATATGGCAGGTGAATAGAAAATGAGTTGTGATGAATTTTTTATCGATGAGTTGAAGGCATTAAACTTAGAGAACTATGGCTTTAAATTAGAACTAAAACCCAGATCATATATAACAGATGTTTTAATGAAACAATCCGAGGAACTAGGCATCAAATTTAATGGTGCACCAATATTTGATGGATATTTTGATGCTAAGAATTTAATAATCTATATTAGTAACGAGTGTGAAAATAAGAAAAATGCTATTGCACATGAGGTACGACATGCATTTCAGTTTGTTCAAATGGCAAAGTTAAGGAATGGTGATAAGTTAGATGATGGCATAACTGATGATATTGTGGAAGGCTGGATTACTGACAAAAAAAACAATCAACTATCACATAACAAGAAAAGAAATGAACAAGATGCATACAATTACGCAGATAATAAATATCCAAGAAATAGGAGCTAGTAGCTCCTTTTTTAATGGTTTATGGAGGGAAGAATAGAATGCAAGTAATAACAAGCGAATCCGTGTTTAGTGGACATCCTGATAAGCTTTGTGATCAAATCAGTGATGCCATATTGGATGCCATATTAGAACAAGATAAAAATGCACGAGTAGCAGTTGAAACAGCTATCAAAGATGACCTCGTATTTGTCTTTGGTGAAGTTACAACAAGTGCAAATGTAGATTATAAAGATATAGCGAAAAAGAAACTCTTTGAAATCGGCTATGAAGATAACTTTTTAGTCATGGAAAAGATTAGTAAGCAATCACCTGATATAGCACTTGGTGTTGATTCAAATGAATCACATGAGCAAGGAGCTGGTGATCAAGGAATAATGTTTGGTTATGCGTGTAACGAAACAAAAGAGTTGATGCCTCTTCCAATTATGCTAGCAAACAAATTGTCAAAAGAGATTGATAAATCGCGTAAAGAGCAATATTCACATATCTTTGGACCAGATGGTAAATGTCAGGTGTCAGTTGGTTACGAAAATGGCAAACCAAAGAAAGTGCAAACGATCATAATTTCAGCACAAACGAAATCATGGATTAGAAGAGAGCTTTATGAGGATATCATTATCAATGAAATCTTACCGAAAGTGTTTGATGATAAAACAATCAAAGAAGCTAAAATACTCATCAATCCAACTGGAGAGTTTATCATTGGTGGTCCATATGCAGACTCAGGATTAACTGGGCGTAAGATTATCGTTGATACCTATGGTGGTTACGCTAAGCATGGTGGAGGAGCATTCTCAGGTAAAGACGTAAGCAAGGTTGATCGCAGTGCGGCTTATTATGCCAGATATGTTTCAAAGGCCGTTGTAGGGGCAAATCTTGCGACACGTTGCGAGTTGCAACTAAGCTATGCAATTGGTATTGCAAAGCCTGTAAGTGTCTATGTGAATACATTCGGTACAGGATTAATAAGTGATGAGAAGATTCAAGATCTAATTACACAAGTCTTTGATTTCAGACCAGAACACATTAAAAAAGAACTTGAGCTAGATCATGTCAAGTTCCAGGAGTTAGCAAAATATGGTCATATGGGTCGCGAAGATTTAAATGTTCGATGGGAACATGTAGATGATAAGATGATCGAATTGAGAAAGCTGTATGAGAAAGCCTAAAGAACTCCATCGATTTTATAAGTCTGCTCAATGGCAAGTAGCAAGGGAAATAAAGATACGAGAAGTGAATGGAAAATGTGAACGTTGTGGTGCTTTGGGTGAAGAAGTACATCATATCAAAAGGATTACAGTTCAAAATATCACAGATCCAATGATTAGTTTAAATCAAGATAACTTAGAGTTCCTTTGTAAGAAATGTCACAATGCAGAACATAAGCGATTCTCTAAAGAAAAAGAATTTGATGATGATGGTAATTTGATTTCACAATAACTCTCGTTTTTGTAATTCATTTTTGTTATAATATACTCAATAGATTAGTATTTTATTGGGGGTGTGAGATGTGACAAATATGAAGACTGATGAAGATCTACTTAAAATTTTGAGTGACAAAGTGGAATATTTAGAACAGCTAGTAAATGAAGCGATGGATAACAATACTGCTCCAAATATAAAAATACAGAAATGTAATTCAATTTCGGTAGTATTAAGAGATTTACTAATAAAAACTAAAAAGCAAACACCTTTAATTATGGAAATTGGATTCGAGAATTATTTTTATTTTAAATATAAAGCATTAATTCTATCTGGAAAGAACAATTTATTACCAAATAGTATGCTGACAGGTTTTAAAATTGATGGTAATGACTTAATTTTCTATCCTCTATTAGTGACAAATAACCATGTTTACTTAGGATACGATCAATGGCTTAATGAAATAGTTATAGACGACAAAGATATTGAATACAACTTAGTATCAAGACGAGAAATTATATTAGCAATAGCTGATAAAGAAGCAGCTCATACTGATAGAGATTATGATAAAAAGTTTTATAAAATTGGAATGTTAAACAAATTAAATATTGAGTATAAAATTAATGGAGTAACTAAGAAAGCTGTTAATAATATTTATTATGAAGCCATAATAACAATTGCTAATGAGTTGGTTGAAGCTTTTAACTTGTTTAAAAAAATAAACAATAAAATAAAATCAGTTTTTATAAGTAAGGGGTACTATATAGCAGAAAAGATATCACTATCTGATAAGCTTGATGGTTATAGGTTTAATGAATGGCCATCTGGTGAAGATAAAACTGGTCTATCTACGCTGAGCACTTTGAATTTTGAGTCCAAACATGCAGTTACTGATGTATCGTTTGGAAAATTGAAGTTGCATTTATTTAGAGATGCTAGTGAGAAGTACGAAATACCTTTTGTTGATTTTAACAATTATAATAATGTTGGAGTTGTAATCAATAACAAGAATCCATTTTGTTTAGTTGGTCTTGAGTTCAATCGTAAAAAGATAATACTCATCAGTGGCTCAAATGTTAGCAGTAAGTCAACATTAGCTTCTGGAAATTATCTATTTCCTAATAAATCCGGCATTATTAAAAAAAATGTAGAATGTAATATAGATAATGTTTTTGAGTTAATTGGCATCCCCCCATTAGATATTACATAATATTGTTGGGGTACCGCACAAGGGGGCAATTAAAAAATGCGGGCTCTTATTTTTGAAAATCCAGAATTTAGTTTTGAAGTAGGTGAGAATATGCATGTCCTAGAAGAAAATTTTATAAGAAGTTTGATGCTTCTAAAGTTTTTAACAGATAAAATTTTGAACAGATTTAAAGAACTAAATATATCTGATGAGGAGTTTAAAAATAAGCACATTGCTTATAGTGATTTGCATATGACGCTTTGTCACAATGCCATATTTCAAGCTAGAAAATTATATGAAGCTAGTATTAGAGATGGATTAACAGAACCTGAATGGTTGAAATTGAAAGGATTAAGAGAAGAAATAACACATGCTCGAGATATAGAATCACAAGAAATAAAGAAAATAGCAGACTTGAATTCGGAAATAATACCTATATTAAATAAATTAAGCTTGCATATTTTCGAGAAAAATAAAATTCAAGACGATCCATATTTTGATAGTTTTTCTAAAGTATATTTAGAGGATATTAACAAGTTATGAAAATAGAACATGAATACGAGCGACTTAAGTCGCTTTTTTCTTTGGTTGATGAATCAAAGACAGAATTAGTAGATAATCTAATCCATCAAGCTGCGTTTATGAAAGTGGAACTTGATAAGTTACAAGAGCAAATCAGAAAGCATGGAGCTATTCAAATATCCAGTAAAGGTACACAACGACAAACTGAAGCAGCTAAGTATTACACGAAACTTGTGAATTCATATGGGACAGTCATTAAAACACTAAATACAATTCTTGGTACACAAGTTGATGATGGAGATGATGCATTTGATGAGTTTCTTAAGAGAGCGAATGAATGAACTATTTAATTGAATACTACAATGAAATTGAATATGGTAATATCATCGTAGGGCAAGAACTGAAAACGGAGTTAGATCAACTTATCCAAGATCTGGATAACCCTGCGTACATCTTTGATGAAAAACCAGGTAACTTGAGAATTGATTTCATTGAGACATTTTGTAAACACACAAAGTCCCCATTTAATGGATTACCATTCATCTTAGAACTTTGGGAAAAAGCACTCATTCAAACTGCTTATGGATTTAAAATGGCTGATTCAGGACTCAGAAGATTTAATGAAGTCATATTACTGATTGCTCGTAAGAATGGTAAGACAACATTTGTTGCAGGCATTGATTTAGCTGAGTTTTTTCTTTCAAGCGGTGGAGTGGATATCGTATGTGCTTCTAATACAACAGAACAAGCTAACATTCTTTTTGAAGAGATTAATAATATGAGGGAACAATCTCCAGCGTTATCTAAAGAAACCAGAAGCAAGAAAAACATCTTTCATATCTACTCACCAAAAACAAAGAACAAGATAAAGAAGCTATCAGCACAATCAAGAAATAAGGATGGCTACAATATCGAGGTTGGTTGTATTGATGAGGTTCATGAAATGACTGATTCTAAAGTCTATGATGCAATCAAACAATCACAATCAACTAAAAAAGAACCGCTCATATTTATCATAACCACTGAAGGGACAACAATCGGTGGTTTTTTAGATAGCAAGTTAGATTATGCGAGAAAGATGCTAAAAGGTGAGATATCAGATCATCGAGTGCTTCCATGGTTATACACCCAAGATTCAACGAAAGAAATATATGAAGATCAATCAACTTGGCAAAAGTCAAATCCGAGTATTGGTGTGGTTAAAACGCCTTTATACTTAGAAGATGTTATGAACAAATCGAAGCATGATTTATCAACTAGAGTGACAATGCTTTGTAAGGATTTTAATATTAAACAAGCAGATTCAGGATCGTGGTTATCATTTGATGATTTAAACAATGAAGATACTTACTCAATTGATGAACTAAGAGACTCATATGCGGTTGGTGGCGTAGACTTATCATCTACCACAGATTTAACTGCGGCAGTACTTGTCATTCAAAAACGAGATAACAACAAGAAGTATGTGATTCCACATTTCTTTATGCCAAGTGAAGTTGTTGAGAAAAGAATCAAAGAAGACAATGTTCCATATGATATCTGGATTAAAAAGGGTTTTGTAACTTTAACTGAAGGCAATCAAAATGACTTTAGTTTGGTGACTCAATGGTTTATGAAGATGATTCAAACGTATGGAATCAGACCTTTATGGGTTGGATATGACCCGTGGAATTCTCAATATTGGATTAAAGAAATGGAAGACTTAGGATTTAATATGGACAAAGTCAGACAGGGTATCTACTCGCTGTCTGAACCCATGAAAATTCTAGAAGCTGATTTAAAGAACAATTTGGTTAACTACAATAACAATCCAATCATGAAGTGGTGTCTATCAAATACACAAGCGAAAGTTGATTTAAATGGAAACATACAACCATCAAAACTTAACTCTAAATATAAGCGAATTGATGGTACAGTCGCGCTAATCATCGCTTATGTAGTTTTAAATAGATATAAAACAGATTACGAAAATATGATCTAGGAGGTGCACATGGGTCTCATTAAAAGAAAAAGTAAAACTGGATCATTCGATGCACTCCAGTTAATTAGTAATCTAAATACATTTTATACACCTTTTGGAACAAACATTTCAAAAAGCGATGTGGTTAAAATATGTATTGATAGAGTTGCGAGCCAATGTGCTAAGCTTAAACCAAGATATATCAAAACCGAAAACGATAAGACAGTGACCGAGAAAAAAGGTAGGCTGTCTTTTCTTTTGAAGTATAAACCAAATGAGATAATGACACCTTATGATTTCATCTACAAGACAATTACATTACTCTTGTTAAATGACAATGCGTTTGTTTATCCGAAGTTCGATAGGGATTCAGGTGAACTCAAAGGCATCTATCCATTAAGACCAATTACAGTTGAAATGATTGTTGATAATGCTGATACCTATTTCATCAAGTTGTTATTCGATAATGGAGAATCATACATTCTACCATATGACAATATCATCCACTTAAGACGACATTTTGGACAAAACGATATCTTTGGTGGTAATGGATCAAATGGTGATCATGAGGCGATCCTAAAAAC